GAAGACATTTTATCGGTGATGGCCTGTGTATTAAATTATTTGACTGTTTCGTCATATGACTATTATTACACGCAATACCATCAAGAGTGTCGAAATGAAATGAATACAGTATATGACAACGGAGCAAGTTCAATTACGGTTGAAAGTTGCAAACATTTTTACGAGTGTTTGAAACGTCTGGAGAGTGTAACAGACACGGATGATCCCGATTATTATGAATATAGAAGGAAAATGCGGCGGTTTATAATATCGTTGGCATCGTTTAGAAGGTAACTAATAACTAAAACCTAAACTATTTTTTTACAAATGAATGACATTTATTTACACCTTTGGACATTTAAAACGCCGATTGACTAAAAATTTTTTTACATAATTTATTAAAGTAATCCGGATTTGTAACATTTACATTTATTGGATACGGTCTTGATATATTATGTATTTTTATATTATTTGAAATATTTTCATTAATTTCTATATTTGTAAAACATTTATCACAAATCAAAATTACATGTATTTCGTATATTAGATTGGGATATTTTTTTAATAATAGTAAATCTAAGTTTATAGCGTCATCTATGTCGTTAATTACATTATTATACTCACCATGATGATGGCTACCATGACTTTTACGAACAAATATTATTTTTTCGTTGCTCGTTTCTAATAAATTTTTAAATCTATCAATTCTTTTGTTCATTATTTCAATATCATCGGGAAATTTATTATGTAAAAACAGGATCCCACTATTTATATTTAATTTTTTGTATTTGTTATCATGAACTTTAGGTAAATAATTAGTAAAATTATTATTTATTATATTTGTTATTCCTTCATATGTTACAACCCAGTCAAAAGGAAGACTATGATTTCTTAGTCCCAATTGTTTTAAAATATTTGCTGTTCCACAATCAATACCTAAAGATATAAACATATATATATGTATTTATATGTATTTATATTTATTTTTAAATCGGCGTTTTAAATGTCCAAAGGTGTAATATACATATTTACACCTTTATCTTTTTTTTTGCTAGCAAGAATGCTTTTTTAGTGTGGCTGCATCCATTTTTTAAAATGTCGTAATCAACGGCGGATGCGTTTCCGCCGGTAATGGAGCTTGCCAAACGAGCTAAACCCCAAGATTGCGGTGTTTGGTTGGGTCGTGAACCGGAGGAATAATATGCACCTTCGCCTTTACGCACGATTTTTTTCAGGGCGCCCAAAGAGCATCCGGTTTTACGTGCTAGTTCATTGTTTGGAGTAACGTTGTCAATGTTGTAAATTCGTTTGGCATTTTCTATATGAGACGATTTTTTGCTTTTAAAAGATGACACCTTTTTTCGCGTAAAATATTTGTTGCTCTTGTATAATTTCCTCGATTTCAGTAGCATTCCAAGTTGGCGCTTTTTGTCCTTGCTTGACAACTGTTTTGGAATGTAGCGTGCGGGAAGAGATGTGCGATTGTATTTTTTTGTTTTACGAATATGCATGTGTTGGTATTATATATTATATAAATTATATAATTCATAAATATTATTATTTTGAATATAAATAATAATAATAGTTTTTAGAACCACCACCCCCACCCACCTCGTCGGCCTCCGCCGCATCCATCACAATCTGAAGCAAACCAACAGTCAGTTGCCCTCCATCCCGGGTATTGACACCCCCATCCGTTGCCAGTATTAATGCATCCATTTCTACAGTTGTAATTCACACCACCACCATAACCATAACTATAGGGGTTTAAATAGATGGGTTGCGCGTATTGTCTTCCCCACCAGCCGCCGCCCCAGCCGCCGCCGCCATAACCGTGTCGACTTCCACTGCCGTGAGGATGTCCTCGCCCTCCATGACCTTGATGAGACTCTATGATGGTGGAATTTTGTTTACAAAATGAAAATAAACCAATTACAGATATTAACGCAATAATGGCTAAAATAATATAAAATATTTTTGACATTGTGTTATATTATTGTGTTATATTATTTATATATAAAAAATAATATAAGAATGGTAATAATAGTAATAGTCGCATTTATAGCGACTCCTTGTTGAAGAATATTTGTCGAAATTGTGTCATTTCTTTATCTGTAAAAATGCTTGACAAAAAATCATTTGGTGTTTTAGTTTCTTTTAAAAGATTGGAAATCATAAAGAGTGAATAAATTCCGCATTCCGTGTTGCTTTTTTGGTGTTGTTTATCATTTACAATGTATTTGAAATTCATCCCGATTTCTTTTCCCTGTTTCATTATTTTCTTGGCGAATTTATTTATTTCTTTGGACGGCGGGTCGCCGGTGCTGTCGAAGAAAAAAATGAATTGTTGTTTAATGTTGATGAAGAGAGATATCCAGTGTGAACCGGATAAATAGTGAGGATCGGTATTAAAAATAATTCCAATTTTATTTTTATTATTGGCTGGATTCAAGTAAGTTTTTATGTCAAAATTGCACAATTCTTCATATACGCATGATGGCTCGCCTTTTGGAGTTTTGTCGAAATCGATGGGTGACGGACCAATAAATTCAAAAAAAGGAAATGCATCCTCGTATTGTTTCATAACTTTTGTAATGTCAACACTGGACAGCCATTCATTAGGATTTTTATTCCACGTTTTTGGGCTTTCAGGTGCAAAATAGTTGAATAAATCCTTTGTGGCAGATGTTCCTTCGTTGAAGAGCTGTCGCATCCAGCACGATTCCTTGTTGCACACGCTTCCAAATTTTGTTTTCAGCGATTCCCATATTTCTTTCATATCATTGCTGTTTATTAATGCGTCTGGATGACGCGCATTCCAACTGTCTCTGAGTTTTATAATGGCTTTTGTGGTATAGCAAGTAAAATCTTTTTCTTGAGTTGGACTGCATGAAAGTTTTTTGAAAGATTCATCTAAATTTAAAACAGGCTGATCGCTTTCATGTGCACGTTTTGTTTGTTTTGGTATTCTTCTTCGAATACTTTTTATTTTTTTGGTAGGTAGCATTTATATTTGTATTTGACTATATTTAACTATCAACTATATAATTACTATATAATTATAATAAATTTTTATTTTTATTTATTTTTATTTTGTTTCATCTGTATTAATTTCATTGGTTGTTGACAGTTTATCTTTTTTTTTCTTTTGTTGTTTAAGTCCCTTGTGCTTGAATGACGGGTCTTTAGGATTGAATTTAAACTGTTGAGGGAAAATAACCGGCTCTTTTTTTTGCGATGATGATTTTTTTATAACATATGTATCAAGTGTGAGTTTTTTTACTTCTTTTGGTTTGAAACAAAGTTCGTTGGCTTTGTTTAATTCGAATGCGTTGAGCGCGTCGAGTTTGTTGTTACATATGCATTGTTGCTGTTGCAGTAGTTCCGCATTTGGTTCGCCCGCCACAATTCCCATGCAAACGTAACATTTCTGTATGGTTTCGCTTTGGTCCTCAAATTTTAAATGAGAAATGCATGCCTTCATGTACATGTTGAATGCGCCATTTAATGTTACATCTTTTAATTCATTTTTGAAAAGATCTTTTGTTATAGAAATTATTCTTTTTCGATAAAATTTCAAATCTCTCTTGAATCCTGTGTCATAATCTATATTATTTTTGCGAAGGTATTTTTCATACTGTGCGACATTTACCATATATTCTATAGTTGCGTCATCGACGGAATTTAAAGAAATGTCCATTAATTTATTTTATTTGTATATAATTGTATATATATATTATTTACAATGTTTTCACTTAGTCTTTCGGTTTAAATTTTAATTTAAATTCTTCCAATACGGTATTCATGGGCATAGGCGGCAGTATTTTTTGTTTTACAACAGTATTCAAAGGAAGAGGAGGAGGAGGAGGAGGAGGAAAGGGTGGGGGTGGTGGTGGGGCAAAGTGACCATTATTTCCAATGTTTCCACTGTTATAATAATTAGAATGACCTAAAACCTTTTCAAATGTTGCATTGGCTGATTCCATCTTGCACATTTTCAGTTTTAGTCTTTTTATTTGTTGTAGTTGTTTTTTGCTTGTTGAAATGCTCATTTCTAATTTATTCGTTAATATTGCATTTTTTGCTTGCAGTTCATAACATATTTTTTCTTGCGTTAAAAAAAGTATTTTAAATTCATCTAAATTTGTTGCAAGTGTTGATACTGTAAGTGTTTGCGAATCTGTTGTATGTTGTGTATGTTGTTGTTGCTCTTGTTGTTGTTGTTGTTGTGATTTTGTATTTGAAACTACAATAATATTTTTATCTGTTTCTTTTCCGCCGTCTTCAATTAATTTATTGTATCTAAAGAAATATGACATGTAATAGTTACAGTAGTTGCAACACATTCATTAAAAACTGTCAAGATAATTTATCACAGTTTTTAACCATTCAATCAAAAATGGTATAAAACCCCATAAAATTTCTGTTTTTTTATCTATAATTATATAAAAGATGACAGCAAAAACAAGAAAACCCAAAAAGAGACATAATAAAACTGCTAAAAAAGTATCAAAAAGAGTTTTAGAAATGTGGAAAAGAAAATTTGATCGAATGGACCGCTATCCAACAGTATGGGGTAAAAATAAACCACTTGAAAAATTTTGGCAAGGTTTGGCAAGTGATAAATATGTTGTAGTTATTTATACAAATGGAAAACACCAGTATGTTAAACCACCTAACTCGCTTACAAAAAAATCAGATAATTTTTATAATGAACTTGATGATAATAAAGAAGTAGAAGCAGTATTATCAAGCAATTTATCACAAGATGCTTACGAAATACATTTATACCCAAAAGCAAAAAACGAATCGGTGGAACATGTTATAAAAAATTATAAAAAATATTTTAAATCTTTTGGTGTTCCATCGAAAGACCTAATTGAGAGTGGAAGACCATTAATGAAAAAAGTAAGAGTTCCAAGTTAATATTTAGTAAAGTTATTTTCCATTTTAAATCTTCAAGGGTGTGGTGTGGTGTGTAAACATTGTTGATAATATAATAAAAAATTGATTTTAAAATAAAATATTACAATATAAGATAAAGACTAAATATGTCTAAAAATAGTTGCGAAAAGTGCGGTAAAGAGTTCAATAGTAAATCTCATTACACTCAACATCAAAAAAGAAAGATGCCTTGTGTTAGTGAAAGCAAAATTAAAGAATTGATTGACAAGTCGGTTGAGGAAAAATTGACCAAACTGAATGTTGTTCCACTTCCGTCATGTTTGTCGCCGTCGCCGGTTGCAGTTCAACCTACTGAACAAAAAAAAATAACAATTGACACATCCACTTTTGAAGAAATGAAAAAATATTATGATGAAACATTGAATGCAGATAAAAGCACATACAAGTCAAGCAACGACGAACCGACGCCGATTGCTTGCATAAGTGAAATGATAAGTAAAGTTCCAATTGATTTATGGGGAAGAAGCGACTTATCTATATTAGACCCTTGCTGTGGTAATGGAAATTTCAGTGTTCCAATTATATTTGAATTGTTGAAGTATCACGATAAACGAACAATATTAGAACAAATAATAGAATTTAATGATATAAATGAAAGTAGACTAGAAAATGTGCGTAGTGTATTTTGTTGTGAAACATATAAATTACAAATAACTAACCATGATTTTATTGCATTTAATAGTGAAAAAAGGTATGACTTGATCGTTGCCAACCCACCATACGCCAAATTGTTAGAAAATGGTAAAAGAGCATCGAAAAACCATAATTTAATCAAGGATTTCATTGAAAAAGCGTTGTCACAACTGAAACCGAATGGTTATTTACTATTTATTACACCAGACAACTGGATGTCTTATGCTGACAGGAATTTGTTGATTGAAATAATAACATCGTTACAAATCATTCATTTAGATATACATAGTGCAAAGAAATATTTCAAAAAGATTGGCTCCAGTTTCACCTGGTACCTGATTCAAAATTGTGCCTTTTATAAAAATATCAATGTTTCTGGAATATGGAAGAAAAAAGAATATGTTAGTTCGGTCATATCAAAACAGCGCAAATACATTCCATTATTATACAATCAAATGGTTCAAAATATATTATCAAAGACAATAGACAATACAATGCTACCAAAATTTGAGGTGAAGACAAGCAGCGACTTACACAAATACACAAAGGCGGAATTTATTCGTGATGAAAAAACAGATGAATTCAAATACAAATTGATTCACACGCCAAGTCAAACCGTGTACTCATCGCGTCCGCATAAATTTCAAGATGGCTATAAACTGTTTATATCAACCACCGACAAGTATAGTGTGTTTATTGATAACTGTGGCATGACTCAGTCAATCGTATTTATATTATGTTCTAGTGAAGATGAAGCAAAAAAATACTTGCAAATTTTACAGCACCCCCTATATGTATTTATAAATAATATTTGCCGTTGGGGCAATTTCAACAACATAAGAATATTGCAAAGTTTTCCTATTCCAAGTATAGATTATTCTGGAAACCATGAAGAAATTTATAGCTATTTTGGTATTACAAAGGAAGAAGTCGAATATATATGTGCGAATTTGTAAATGACAACGAATCAATCTTTGTCAAGGTTGAGTAAGTCACCTTCGCCGATTGGTTTTTTACCCAACACTTGCATCAAATGTGAATTTAGTTCTTTTTCCATTTCTTCGTAGGGTGAAATTTCAATATACTTTGTTGTGCCTTCGCACGTTGGATATTCAACCTGTGTTATAGGGGCTTTACATATATAAAACTTGATGGGTATATTTTTTTCAATACATTCCCTAAAAATTTGAGACCACACATAATTAGTGTCAGACGGTGACCCCTTCATAGTCCAGTTTTCTTCTGTTCCAGCCCCATATGTTCTTTGTGGTAAAGGATTTTTTGACTTGCCTCCCTTGATGATTTTTCCAAATATAACTATCAAGTAAATTATATTACACGCATCTTTGAATTCATCAGTCACGCAAATATCAAATCCACATGTTTTTGAGTCGTTTTTTTGAATGTATCCGCCTTCTTTAAACAGATAACGTGTTTTGGGTAAATAATCATCTACATTTAGTTGATATTGACAGTTCCATTTATGTGTCCTGTATTCATATTCTTTACTATTTTTTGTCGTTGTTTTGAATTCCAACATATAATTTTGTGCCGGGGGGGTTTCTTCAGCCGGTGGGGGTCCTACTGTAGAATTATCATTGCTATAAGTTGTTTGATTCATCTTGTATAATAAAGTGTAATATATTGTAAAAATCAATTTTTATATAACGTGCGAAAAGATGATAAAAAGTATAAAAAAAAGTTTTATAAATATAATGCTATATACTGCAAGGTTTATTTTATTTATAAATTGAATTATTAAAACCTAAACCTACAGTGTGCATGTTTCAAGAATAAACAAGGGACAAGAATGATGCACAACGGCAACAACAACAACAATATTTCAATGGCAATGACGGCAAACAGAGTTGAACAGATTTACGATGTCATGCTTGGAGTTGGATGCGTTGTGTTCAGCATTCTAGCGTTGGTAAACTTGTTCATCGTCACAATCAAAAAGTTTGTTGAATATTATTCCAGGCAGGTAGACCGCATCGTTATGGATGAGTCGTTTGACGACGACAGTTGTTGTGACAGTGACGACGATGACAGCACCGAGAGTGATTATAGTGAATACAGTGAGAGTGAATCTAGTGAGAGTGAATGCAGCGAGAGTCACCAGTATGATGATATTAAATTGAGTCCGTACGTTCCTCCTCGCAGAAGCGAGCGACTAGCAGAAAATAGGGCGAGATGCAATTCTCCCTTACTTGTGGTTCGTTTGAAATTTGATTAATAATTACGATCATGATGTTCAGGTGTTCTCCGCTATGGCGGCGTCTGTGTCTGAGGTGATCGGCGCAGGCGCATTATTTTTATCGGTAATATCTTTTCCAACTTTTTTATTTACATCGTTTACTTTTTGCTTCAAGACGGTTGTTATTGTGTCCATGGTTGTTTTTATACTGGAAGCATTGTCATTTACATTTTTTGTAAATGAATCGACAGTGGGCTGAAGCGCTGCAACTTTTCCAGACAGTAAGTTAGTTCTTGACTGGTCCGCGCTGACTGTTTCACTCAAAGACATTGGCTCGACACATGCAACGGCGGTTGTCATGCAATTCAAAATAATTGCAGTGAAAAAAATAATATATGTAAATATGATAATGTTTGAAAAATTGAAAGCAGGTTTCATTTCTATTTTCTCTATTTTCTGTTTATATTAAATTTTTTATTTAATATAAAAATAATAAAAAATAATAAATATTTTTATAATAAGTCAGTCAATGAAGTATTGAATCATGTTTTATCTTTATTCGCAATGATTGCTTGTATTGCTTGGCTATTTTTTTGATTATCTGATGTATTTTTTGTGACAATTGGCAAAAGTCCTAAAACGCTGGACTGAATTGAGTCAACAGTTTTTTCTAGTGCATCTATTTTTGCACTATATGTTCCCACGGTTACGCCAATGTCCGAAGCTGGTGCGGGTGTATCGGAATCAAGTCCTTCTAAAATGTTGCCACCTGTATAAAAATGCGTAATTATAATTACAAATAGAAATAGTATAAACGAATATATGATTAAATTATTCAACATTTACAAATGGAAAATAGAAACGTCTTGATATTATATGATATAAAATTATATAATATAATAATATTATTATTATTAATGAATTAGGGAGGGGTTAGAGGGGCGCCGTTTCACTTTGTATGCTTGGCACAATTGGTTCCCCTTATGGCGCACCGGGACATTTCACTTCTAGGGGAGAATACTCTGGTGTAAATGTCAAAGTCAAAGGTGTCAGGGGCGGAGACGAAAATATTTCTTTAGTTACAATGGGCATGGGAGTTTCGAGAGGTTCGGTCGACTCTTTCTGGTTCAAAAAATAGATTTGAGATGACACTGACAAGTTATTTACAAATTGAACAACATGTGACATCGTAACGCGCGCCCCTTCGGGTTTCAGCACATGCAAATAATCATTGTGTAATTTGTACATGTTGTTGCGATATTTAAGGGGGAAATCTTTTAGACCCATCTTTTTGTAAATATAACAATCCAGATAATTCTTGTGCAAACTGGAAGTGTAGTTGTACAACTTGGATTGGAACTCAAAAAAAGCGACCTCGTCTTCCGGGCATCTTTCGAAATGTTTTCTCAAATAACCCATTTGTTTCAAATGCAAGTAGACAAACTCGCATCTTGCGCGGGCGCCCTTTGCATTCTTCACCATTTCATAATTCGGGTTGCGCAATTTGAAACGTTCCCCCGTAAACGTTCGAAACATGACTCCGGGATAATAGTACAATGAATCCGGCGATGCGTATGTTTTTACAATTTTATCAAAGTCGC